CTGACCGTAAAATTATTGAATTGCCCAATTCCGTAAGTGAAGGTGAACGCGCCCTTGATGACCGTAGGAAACCAGCACAGCTGGCACACGGTCAACCCCGCTTGATTCGTCGTGTAATCGTTCCCGTTACCCAGCCCGCGCTCCATCGTGATCTGGTTGCCGTTGATCGCCAGGATGTTGTGCCCGCCCCGGTAGGGACCGGCCAGGGGATTGCCGGTCAGGTAGACCATCTGTCCTACGTAAAGGCCTGTGTTGGAAGCTACCGTAGCGATGATGTTCGCGCCCGAATTAGTAATCGCAGTTAATGGCGTGTTCTTCCCAGCTGCCCCCATCAGCTTGATGCGCGTAGCGTCGATATGATCAACGGTGACGGTAGTGCCGCTGTGATTATAGGTGTCTCCGGAGACGTTGATGTTAGCCCAGTAAAGGGCGGGAATCCTGAATCCTTTCAGATAGGCAATGGCATTAGGGATAGTCGAGAAGTTGGGCGATATGTCCGGATTCCCTGGCGCTACGTAAAGAGTAAGATCCGCTCCTAGAGCCTTCTGTCCGATAGTGATCGTATTGGCAGTTTCAGCGATCAGGACTCCGACCCCGGCAACCGCCCGCTTGAACTGCAGGATTGTCCCGGTCTTCTGCGCGTACCAGCCAGCCCCCACGCTGGGCGTTCCGATATTCTCGGCGTCGATCTGGGAGGAATCGCCGATCACGCAGGTCACGCTGGCATTGGTATCGACAATGATGGTGACAGTGATCGAGTTGACGACCTGGGACGACTCGCCGCTGCCGGGAATGTAATCGTATTCGGCGTAGGCGTTCGCATAACAGAACAGCGTCTCGTTCGCCCCGTCCAAGGTGGCGAAGATACCCAGCTCGGTAAAGTTAAACCCGGTAGTGACCTTGGATGAGCTGATAACGCCTGTCAGGGTGACCGTGCCGTCTCCGTTATCGATGATCCTGGTGATCGGCATGTCCAGCTGCGGAGCAACTACAGCAGTCATCGGCGGAATGTGCGTATCGTCCACAATGGTTCCGCTGCCCGCCGTCATCTTGTCGAAGGAAAGGACTCGCCCGGACAGATCACCGCTGATCAGGGCCTTGCCCGAATTAGTGGTCGTTAGATTGGAAAAATCAGCCATTTCAGAAGTTCCTCACCGCTTTTGAACTGCGGTTGTCCAGATTTCGGTATAGACGGCGTATCCCAGGTAATTCTGGTTTGTGAAGTAACGATCGCGGATAAACTCATCCATCCAGGAACGCACATTCTTGACCGCCATAATCGAATCCAGCATTTGCTGCTGCTTGTTGGGATCAACATTCGCGTCCCTGGTGGTAATCCTGAAATGGTAAGGGGCTCCTCCGTACTGGTACCATTCCAGCACCTCTCCGTCCGCGAAGACGAGATTCAGCATCTCGTCGCAGATCCCCTTAGTGCCCTTGCGGGAATGCCAGTCAATCGAGTTGTTGATGAAATCCCGCTTCTGCTGGTCTATAAGCGCTTGCGTCGACCCTGCTGTGTCGGACCAGATCTCCCACTGGTCGACGTGCATCTCCCACATCAGGATGTCCAGCATGGGCGAGACCTGCCCTGGAATATTCGGCCAGAAACAGATCGGCGGAATCCCCGCATAAATCTGCTGCAGCTCCAGGTCGATCGCCGCACAAGCTGCCTGGACCTGCGGATCGTTGCGGATCGATGAGGGAACGATATCGATGGTATTCCACATAAAAATCCTATTCGTCTTCCAGTCCCAGGTAGTTGCACCTTGAGTTCACGCTGTCCACAACCGCGATCTGCTGCGGAGTCAGGGCCGTAAAAACCGGTGCGCGGATCACTGTCCGTTTCGCACCGGCATCAATGAACATCTGGTTAAGCTTGGACGGATTGATGTCGCGCCCGATCTTGGTCGTCTGCCATGTGATGAAATCATTGTAGGCCTGGGTACACGCCGTCTCGATGCTGGCGGCAAACTGCCCGTCGCTGGTCTTGATATAATAGTCCATGTCGATCACGTAGCTGACCGCTATGGGAGCCTGCACAAAGACCTGATCGGTCAAGGGGCGGATCTTGCTGTCGTTACAAACGGCGTAAACCTGATCGCACTCGGCCTGGGTCGGCAATCGTCCTGTGCTCATCAGCGGATAGATATAGACCTGTCCTGCGTGCGCGGCATCGCTCCAGACCGCGACATCCATAATGTCCGGATTAGCGCTGGCTGCCCAGTACTCGTAAGCTCCGTAGGGACCTGCCGCCGAGAAGCTCTCGGGCGCCATCCAGATCCGTGCCCGCAAGTGATCGTCGCTTTCGGTGTCTGCGCCCCCGCTGCTGGTTGTCGTGTTAGTGACCACCACTAGGAAAGGCGAACTCCAGCTGACCAGCTGATTAACTTGACCCGCCACAAAACCGTTCTCGGAAGCGCCGGTGACTACAGCCTGCGCGGGCAGACTGATCGTCGTCTGTCCTGCAGTCAGCACCCCCTCCTGGGTAGTGGTAAACTGGTGATTGTCTCCAGTCTGAGCCGTTGTGCCTAAAGGAACAGTCACGCTGGTGCTGACCGGCATTGCCAGGGTGAACTGCAGCGTCGTCAGAGCGAAAGTAGCTGAGAGCCTCAAGCCTCGCTGGCCCCAGCGGGCACCGATGTTGTCCAGGTCGGCGCCGTGCGCATACTTGATCAAGTTCTCCTTGCCGGTCGAATCGACAATGGAACGCTGCACCACCAGCTGGTAAATGATCGTGAGCATGAACAGCCGCACCGGATCGCCTCGTGCCAGCGTCTTGTTGAGCTGGGTAATCAGGTAATAGTATTTTTCATAGTTGCTGATTACGTCCGACTCGACCTGGGAAGCATCCTTCACGCAGAAATCGATGTCGGGAACGATGGTTGAATCAAAGCTGAAAAGCGGCAGCTGGATGCCCGTCGCGCTGCTGTCACCCGGTATAGTTCCGTTGCTCATAAAGATTTTTAACCGAGAAGTCCGTTCATCCACCAGTTTCCGTTAAAGGTGCCCGAGGACATGGTGGCATAAAGCGTCACGGTATGCAGACCCTCGCTTACTACCCAGGCACCGCAAACAGCCGTACTTTCATATTTGGCGGTTGTGCCTGTCGTGCTGACACCTGACTGACTGATCGACACCGTATCCAGGTTCATACTGAGAATATAATTCGCCACAACTGTTCCCGTTCCAAAACAGCAGCCTGACGCCACCACTGCCTCATTGGCAAAGGCAAGGAAGTTTGCCGTCGCGGATGTTGCTGCCGATGTTGCTCCAGCAAATCCACCGGATGTTGATCCGACAAACGATGCCCGGTTCCGGTTAAACCAGGAACGCACCCAGCGATTTCCTGTCGTGTCGAAAAACAGGGCAGTTCCCCCTGTCCGGATTAAGCCGATCAGTGTCCGGGTGTCGTCACCGCTCTTGATCTCGGTTCCGACATTGCCCGCAGTCGAGCTGGTAGCGTGACCGGTAGTCGAGAACTCGCCGGTCAGCACTCCGGCATTGTTCCAGCAATAGACGTAGTAATTGGTGTTTATCGCCAGATTCTGACCAGCGGCTCCGTCGATGTAGACGTTAGTATTGTTAAGCCCCGCTATCCCAGCGGAAGGGATATTGTAGACCGATCCGTTAATCTGGATCTGCGAACCGTTGAACGGCGTGAAACTCAGCTGGGTCGCGCTGACGTACTTTAGAATACCGCCCGCCTGAAACGGAGGACCGATTCCACCGGTATTACCGATAGGACCGGTTCCGCCCTGCGGTCCGAATCCTCCTCCAGGACTGACCTGCGCACCGCTGGGAACTACCGTACCTGGAACTGCCTGCGTTGTCATAACCAGTTATCCGACAGTGCCGCTTAGTTGAAAATTGAACACCATGCTTGCAGCGGAATACGTATAGGCGTTCGCATTAATCGTCAGCACACTCTCACCTAAGTCAATGGCCCCTATAGATGCAAACGACACCCAGGCACTGCCGCCACTGGGCGCGTAGGAAAAAGCGCCTCCAATAAGTGTACCGTTCACAGTTGGCTGAAAACTGCTTGTTGCCCCTAAAGTAGGGTGCTGGAAAGCACCGGCATGACTGACTAAAATTGTTTCATCGGCATAGGAAAGCGCAAAAGCCTGAGCAACAGTATACGTAGTGCTAGCCGCCATGCCAATCGTACCGGAATAGCCGACATTGAATTTAACCGGCTGGCGATTGACCCAGCTGCGGACCCAGCGCATTCCCATGTTATCAGCGAATGCCGGTCCATTGTTTATGTACACTAAGCCCAGCAGGGTGCGCGTGTCGTCTCCGCTCTTAATCTCAGTTCCGACGTTGCCGGGAGTCGTGCTCGTGACATGAACAGTTTGGGAAAACTCCGCAGTCAATATCCCGCTACTTACAAAGCAATAAACTTTGTACATAGTGGATACCGCCAGATTCCGTCCTCCGACCCCGTCAATGATGCAGTTGGTGACAGTTAGCCCGACCACGCCGGTTGTCGGAATATTGTAGAGCTGACCGTTGATGATGATGCCCGAGCCACGGTAGGGCTTGAACTGCAGCGTGTTACCGTTGACATACTGGAGCTGGCCTCCCAGAACGACAACAGGAAGAGCGTGGCACTGGTTGTCGCCCCCGACATAATCGCTGGAGCTGCCGCTGACTTGCTTGAGCAGTCCGGACTGGGTAGCGTCCGCCAGTGGAATGCCTGTTCCCGCGCTGATATTCAGGAGCGTAATCTGATTGCCGGTCTTGGCTGTGATCTGCATCAAGCCTCCCTGACCGGCTCCTCCCGCCGCCTGATCGACCCAGAGCATTTCCCCGGCTACCATCCAGCTGGCGTCCGCCACATTGACGGTCACTGTCTGACCTACCATAGGAACAGTGAATCCCGCCGTCAGAGTCGTGTAGGCATTTACTCCGGCAGCTCCCTGTACTCCGGACGGACCCTGCTCGCCGCCTGGAGTCACGAGCCTTCCGGAAGGGACTACGGTGCCTGGGACCGGTGCCTGAAATGGAGTGAGAGTCGCGCTCATTGGTTAAAACGTGTTGAGCAGCGTAAGCTGGTTTCCGCTCTTGGCGGTGACGCGGAACGGAGCAGCGATCCCGATTCCGGCAGCGTCCGCAACCCAGACTACTTCGCCGACTGCTACCCAGGAAGCGTCGGCTACGGTCACGTTCACAGTTGATCCGGACACGGGAACCGTGAATCCGGCACTGTTGGTCGTGTACGCCGGAATGCCTGCAGCTCCCGGAGGACCGATTCCGCCTCCTGGAACCGAAATCGTCACGTCTCCTGTGCCCGAATCGCCACCGGTAGAGGAGAGTGAGACATTGGCGCCCTGAACCAGCTTGGCTACTACCGCTTGTCCAACTGTAGTAGTGTCCAGATCAGCCCTCTGAATGCTTCCATCCAGAACCTGTCTGCCTCTGATGACGGTTTGCGGCATTTGAAAAGAGGATCTACTTTCGATAATTGACCCGTATCCGGTCGCCGGTCAGCGGAGCCGACAGCATCGTGATGGTCGTTCCGCTCAGGGTGTAATCATTACCCGCACCCGGTTCCTGCAGCAAACCATTTAAAAACACCTCCTCCGTATTGGATAAAGGAGCAGCTGCCAGGGCAAAACTCGCATTAGATCCGTTGACGGCCCCGCTTGGCGTTTCGCGTGTTACGATGTTAGCCGCTCCCAGATAAACGCCGGGTTTGACCCCCAGGGCGTTGCCAGTGACGATCAGCGTGGTTCCGTCCGCATTTACCCCGATTCCTGCAGCGACCAGAGTAATAGCGCGGGCCGGATCGAGCTTAACCCCTAGATTATCGGGGTTGATCGTCAATGAGGCGTCCGCTGCTACCACGTCAATGACCTGACCTGTGCGGAGCAGTCCCGCGCCCGCCGTGATATCGGAGGGACCGGGCAGCTGGGTAAATGTTATGGCAGTTGTCCCAAGCGTTCCGCCAGGATCGGCGGTCGACAGCCAGACCGTGTCATGATTGACGGTGCCTTCCTGAACGCTGATAAGCATACCCGGCACCTCGGCCCAGGTGTCCATAGCCGCCATGCGCGACCACGCGCCTGCGGCTATCGTGTAAATACCGTTCCCTGCCTGGGCAGTCTGATCCTTGACGAGGATGGTGTTTCCTGCAGCCAGCGCAACTCCGTCAACGGTCTGTGTACCGCTCAAGGTAAGGTTGCCGGTGCTGGCCGCCATTACCGTAGTGGAGGAAACTACTCCGCTGGCAATGTTCGCCAGCACCCAGGCGCGGGTAGCGGCATCCTGCGGATTTGTCGGATCGCTGACATTGACAATCGCGTGATTGTTCAGGTTGAGCGGCGCCCCCATGACAACCGATCCATCGCTCTTGATGAAAAGCGCACCGTCCTGAAGCTTGGTAGTCTGGATCGCGGCAGCGGTAGCGATCTGGGCGTCGGCAACGGTCAGGTTGAGGATCTGAGTCGAGCCTCTGATTTGGGTGGTGGCCATAGGGATATTCCTTAACGTTTACGGATGTGCATAATCGACGCTCAGGATGTCTCCCGACAGCGGAGCGTTCAGGAAGCTAAACGACTGATTTCCAGTTTCATTAAAATCATTAACACGCCGCTGGCGCAATCCGTTTAAAAACACTGCCAGCTGATTCGGAGTGTAGGGATTCGCGGTTGCGTAGGCTTTATTTATACCGTTGACGGCCCCGCTTGGCACCTCGCCAAAAACCATTTGCAGCGCAGTTCCGCCGCCTCCTGTACCAACGGGCACATTGAGGATAGTGACCGAGTTTCCGGTGATGGATGTTATGCGGAACGGAGCGGCGTTGCCCGCTCCTGCCGCGTCTTGTATCCAGATTATCTCGCCGGTCGTCATCCAGGTGGGGTCCTGGACGTTTACGACCGCCGATCCGTTGACGGGCGGAACAGTGAAGCTTGAGGTGTTCAGGGTCCAGGACGGTGAACCGGTCGCTCCGGTATTTCCTGGCGGACCAGTTTCTCCGATTGGCCCCTGGATCGGACCCATATCCACCCAGGCCGTGCCGCTCCACGACCAGCCGTGCCCGGTGTCGGCGGTAATCCAGACATCGCCCGGAGTGTTTCCTTCTGCAGGAAGATCGGCAAAGGTCGCTACTGTACCCTTGATATTGATTCCTTCTCCCTTATCTCCCTTATCTCCCTTGTCTCCTTTAGGCCCGACCGGACCTTGCGTAAGAGAGGAGATAAACGCCATGAAGCTGGGAATCCGCCCCGCGAAAACAACAGCCTGCCCGAGCTGAATCTCGGAAGGCGTGTAGTCGAAAGGAACCAAGCTGGTTGCTTCCTCGGTCGAAATGATCTCAATCGTCACGGACGGAGCCAGCTTGCCGCTGATCGCATCCCCGTCGAAGGTGACGTCCGTGAACTGGCAGCGCGGCTCGTACAGAGCGATCTTCATCGCTATTTCCTGGCTCAGCATTGCCTCGGCGACAGGAATCGGACGATCGACCATCGAGAAGTCCATCCCGAACTCGCGATCCAGCGGAACCGAGAAATACTCGGTCAGCAGAATAAACTTAACGTTCTGAAAGACCTCGTTGACTCCGACAGCTCCGAAATCGATATCCTGGTCCAGGTACCAGTTACCCTGAGAATCGAATATCTGGAGCTGGGAAAACACCGACTGCTGACCAGCAGCTGCAGTCGAACGCGACTGGATGGACCGGGTTCCGGACAGGGCAGGCAGCATTGAGGACGACGCCGTCATGCCGACACCCTGCTGGGCAACTCATCGGTGTCCAGAATGATGATCTGGACCGATGGAGCTAGCTTTCCTTCCACTCCAATACCGCCGAAAGCGACTTCGTTAAGCAGGCACCGGGGCTCGTACAGAGCGATCTTCATGGCGATCTCCTGCGAGAGCATTGCCTCGGCTACCGGAATAGGCTTGTCGATCATTGAGAAATCCATTCCGAATTCTCGGTCCAGCGGAACGCTGTAGTATTCGGTCAGCAGGATATATTTGACGTTCTGAAAGACCTCGTTGACGCCAATCGCTCCGAAGTCGATATCCTGGGTCAGCAGATTTATTCCGTCCGGAGTGACGATCTGAAGCGTTCCGATTGCCGAACTGCCATGCGCGGTGACGGAATTTCCTCCCGGTTTAACGGGCAAAGGCAGCGATCTCCAGTCTGCATACAGGGCGGAAAGTCCTGGAATCATGACAGGAGCACCCGGTACTCACGCAATTGCACATCGACAGCCGCTCCGAAAAGTGTGCCGCCCCTGGAGAACCATTTATGCTCCTCGTTGACCTGCGTGCAGACGAAGAGATTAAATCCCAGGCTGACCGGGCGCATCCCGACCAGCAGCGGAGCGACAAATCCGCTCTTGACGTAGGCTCTCAGGACGATCAGCGACAGGAACGGGTCGGACCCCCATTCCTTGTTGAAATTCATCCGGAACCCGATATCGGTCAGTCCGGGGCCGGTGAATTCCAGGACCGGAGTCTGCAGATGAACGGCGTGTTCGGCAAACCGGTTCGAACTGCTGACGCGCAAATCGCTGAAGGTGTGCACCCGCCTGCGGCTGCATTCGAACATCAGAATGCCGAAAGTTCCTATCATGCGATTTAAGGCCTGTCTTTTCCGGATTCAATATCAGCACAGCGGACACCTGATCAAAACGTGCCTGGAGTCATTCCAGGAACGCTGCGAGGCTCCTCCTGCATTTTCTCGATCAGCTTTCCGGTATCCATGCGGACGCTGATATCGGTGAGTATCGCAGCTGCGACCCTGTCTCCGTCCGTGACCTCGCAGAATTCCCTGAAGATCCTGATTAGTTCCTGATTAGCCATAATAATCTCAATCTGCCACATTGCCTCCGCATAGGAGCGGTTGAGAACCTTTAAGCGTTTAACTGCCATTGCCAGAGCCGTCCGCATTTTTCATGTGAGGAGTGGCGGTAATCTCGCTGGCCTGATAAGGCTTGATCTTATCCACCCATAGCGTGCCGGTGATCTTCACGTCGGTTGCGTCCAGGATGATCGTCGTCGCCTTGATAGTAATTGTCCCGGCAGTGACACTGACCGACTGGATTCCGCTTATGGTCAATGTCCCTCCGCTTCCGCTCCTGCCTCTTCCCATCGGCTGGCCTTCGGTATAATCGAAGATCGCTCCGTCCTCGTGCGTGACATGGCGCGAATTGGGATTAGTCACCGGAGGCGGGTTGCCGGTGTTGTAGAATGATCCGTCAATGAATCCGTCCTCGTCCGCGTTGGGAAGCATGGTGACGGAGACATCATCGCCTATCTTCGGGCACCAGAACGAGCTGGTCGACCTGCTGCCGAACTGCTTGACCGGGAGCGGCTTGGAGATCAGCCCGTCCTTGTCCAGGTACTGGACCCGGCAGCAGACCTGCGTATTGTCAACGAGCACCTCCGTCACTTTGCCGTGACGGAACATGTTGCGAATCTCCGAATCGCGCCCTGTCCGGTTGACGGGAAACACGCTGTCGGAATCGAAGTCCATTCAAATTTCGATCCTGTGCTTGATCTCGCCTTTACTGTGCTCGCGCTGCTTTTTCTCCGTTGCTGGTGGAGGTGACGACGGCTTGTCCGGTTCCGTCACCGGTTGAATTGCTTTTCCGCTCAACAGCTGCTTGAGCGCCAGTGCAGCCCTGGTCTTCAGGTAAAGCTCCGTTCCGGACTTGCCCATGCTGTGCAGATAGATTGAATCCTGGTATCTCATTTTTTCAGTACTCCAATGCTGTTCTCAATTTTAACTGGGTCGTGTAGCCGCTCTCCGAAATCTCGTGAATGGTCGACTCGGCAAACCATTTATCGTCGAAAATGCCGAACCCTGCCAGAGTGAAATTGATTCCTGACAGGTAGGAAAGATTGCCTACGACTGTCAGGGTGCAGATCCGCTCCTTCTTGTTCTTTTCCCGGAGCTTCGATTTCGCCAGATCCGTTGAGCGTTCCTTCGTCTCACTGCCCTTTCCGGAATTCTGTGCCGGGGCATCATTAACGAAATCATAAGCGTCAAATCCGCTGGCCCTGATCCTCTGGAATCCACTCTGCATATATCCGTCTTTGCTGTAGCTCACCCGCTCGTTGGTTTTCAGAACCGGAGCAGCTCCTCCGTCCGGTTTTTTCGGAGGCGTGAATTCCGTCTTGGTCAGCTTGCCAGTTTCCGGATTGACGTAGGCGTTCTCGGAAGACTCGTAGGTATCGTCCGCCTTGGAATTGAAATCGTAGGACAGGATATTGGAGGCTCCGTACTTGAGCGTGAACGCGGCGTCTCTTGCCTCGTATTCCTGCTCGGAATAAATGACCAGCTTCTTGTCGTGGATCTTGACCGACAGGCCGAACTCCTTGGCTCTTTCCCGGATATACTGGATGTCCGCCTTCTCCATCTGGTCAGCCCGTTTCAGCATCGGATTGTTTTTGGTATCGTAGAACAGGCTCAGCCCGTTTTTCTGGGCAACATCCCCGGCAATCGACTGCAGCTCGGAATTCTCCCAGCTCTTGGTCCGTTTTTCCGTCTTGATTCCGCTTTCAACAGGGATCGACGTCCCGCGCATAGTGACTGTGTTTGGCGGTCCGCGAATCCCTACGTTATCGACGAAGAACGTGCCGCACTTCAGGATGCGGGACCCGAATCCGTCCCAGTTTACCGTCGCGATCGAGGCCTTGAACTCAACTCCCTTCTTGGGCAGATAAGTCATCATCCAGTCCCGTTTCGGGTCCGCGATCTCCACTGACAGATCATCGGCCTGATCCGTAGTGTTGTCCGTGTAGGAAAAGGAAAGCAGGTACTGGCTCTGCACCCCTTTCAGGATGTCTGTTCCCCCGATAATAATAGACGGCAACGCCTGTCTGGCGGTCAGCGATGGAAGAGTCAACGCCATGGCAGCAGCTGGCTCAGCGGAGGAATAGGTTTTCCGGCCTTCAGGTTAATCTGGACGGTGACCACAGAGATAATTTCCAGGACTACGCTGGCCGGGAAAGCGTCCGTGAAACGCTGGTTGAAATTATTGTCCTGGACGAAGTGCATGGCGTGCTCGTCTCCGTACTCCCGCAAAGCAATTACATCCCATAAATCATTTTGGATAGTTGAGTACTCAGGAGTCCTGGCTGTGTAGTCGGGCATACTTCAGGGATTCAATGAGCCGGAACAGCGACATGGAAAACGCCCAGCGCCTGCAGGGCATACAGGAGAAAGATCAGACCCAGGATGATCCCGATGATCTGGAGAGGCTGACCCTTAATGAACATTCCGCAAATGAACCAGATTAGGTAGAGAACTAGGGCAATGATCAGCAGACTGATAAGGGTGGCAATCATAGGTTTTCAGGCATAGGACAATCGCTGCTCGTGCAGCTTGGCCTTCTTCAGCTCCTCCAGCAGTTTCCGGATCGGATCACGCAACGCCCGCTGGACTTCGCTGGCGACCGCCGTTTCGTTCCCAGTCTGGACTCCGTGAACATTGATCGGCGCATTGAAGTTCAAGTGCGTGTGACCGCTTCCGCCGCCTGCCGCTCCACGGTTGAATCCGGCCATGGAGGCAGCTGCTCCTAGCAAGGAGCGGCTGCGCATCGTATTTTCCAGCGGCACCACCATCTCAGGCACCCTTTCCGCGATCCTGGTGATGTCCGGGCGTGTAAACAGTCCTCCGAAAGCCGAGGAAGCAGTTGAGGTCGGATCGTAGAGGTCCACCCGGCGATCGGACTCGGGCGCAGTGTCGTCGTCGCGCAGGCGGCGACCGGCAAAATTGAATTCGCGCCCGGTAGAATGCCCCTTAGTCCCGAACAGCGCGAATCGCTGCGCTACGGTCAGCGCTGCCGAGTAGCGGTCGACCAGCTTGTTGCTGCGGTCGCCAATCCCGGCCTTACTGTAGGAATCCGGAGTCGAATCCTTCGCGTACCCGTAATGGGTGAACTTAACTCCTCCGAAATCTCCCCCGACACCCATCTGCCCGGACGACAACCCGAATCCGCCTCCTGCTCCTGCTGCTCCCGGAGCTCCACCCGCTCCTAAAGACATGCTCGCGGTAGTTGCCGACATACCGGCCTGAGTCACGGAAGTCTCAAATTTGGCAAGCGAGGCAATGGCGTCCTGCAGCCCCGGAATAAAGCCGGGAGACTTGCCGTAAAGCGTGCTGGTCGACTCCTGCAGCGCAGCCGTGTTTTCTGCCTGCTTCTTCTGTGCCTCGTGCTCGGCGGCAATCACTTTCTCCAGGGCCTGAACATGCTCGTGGTGCGTCGGCCCCAGTTTCCTGTCCTCCTCACGTGCCGCCATCAGCCGTTGGGATTCCCCCAGCTGCTTGGGAGTA